GCGGCAGTTCGCTGCGCAGTGTGCGTTAGATGTGTTTGACAAGTGGGACCCACCAGATATCGTGAGAGAATACATTGAAGGTACGGCGAAGGGAGAAGATAAATCTTCTATAAGAGACGATGCTAATGCTGTTGCGCAGGCTGCTGCGAATGCTGCGTGGGCTGCGGCTGATGCTGCTGTGTGGGCTGCTGCGGCTGCTGGAAATGCTGCGCGGGCTGCTGCGAATGCTGCGTGGGATACTGGGGCTGCTGCGTGGGCTGCTGCGAATGCTGCGTGGGCTGCGGCGAATGCTGCTGCTGCGTGGGCTGCTGCGAATGCTGCTGCTGCGTGGGCTGCTGCGAATGCTGCGTGGGCTGCTATGGATACTATGTTGAATGCTGCAAGGGCTGTACAAAAGACTAACTTCAACAATATGATAGCTGATGCCTTAAAAGAAGCTGGGTGGAAGGAATAGTGACAAATGAACAATGGCGGCTGCGGCGTAGTAGCGTCGGGTGAGATATGATACTGGAGCCGGGGGAGTGGGGAACTCGGTCAGCCGCATGGTAGAAGAATAACATTATTGCTATTCTTCTGCAATGAGGCGGAATTTCACAATATTCTGAGTAATTACATCTAGGGATTAAGCAAGCGAATAATGCGAGGTAATTGTATTGGATGCGACACGAACAGATGTACGAGAATTACCTAAAAACATCGAAGCAGAGCAAGTTGTACTCGGCGCAGCCATTCTAGAGCCAGAGAGTACAGTTCCTATTATCATAGAGAAATTATCGCCAGAAGATTTCTATGAACGCAAACATCGTATTATATTTAGAACAATCAAAGATCTGTTTGCCCTGTCAGAACCATCTGATATCATTCTGCTCGCCAATCGCTTGGAAGAAACCGGCGACATGGAGCGAGCCGGTGGACGCATGTATCTAAACGAATTGTTGGATCGAACTACCACCACAGCCAGCCTGGAGTACTTCGCAGACATCATCAAGCGCAAAGCTATGTTAAGGAATATTGTTGAAATAGGCGGCAGAATTTCGGAGAAGGGATATGACGAGCGTTCTGAAATATCCGAGGTAGTCAATGCAGTAGAGATGCTTCTATTTAATGTAACATCAGACAGGCAAAATAAAAATGAGGCCGTGTTATTATCTGATAGGATAATAACACGAATTGCAGACTTAGAAAAAATCCACAGCACACCAGGACAACATGCAATAACGGGGCTTGAAACAGGCATCATCGAATTAGATGAACTTACATCTGGGCTGCAAAAATCAGATCTAATTATTGTAGCTGGTCGCCCAAGCGTCGGTAAATCAAGTTTAGCAACAACTATTGCCACACACACTGCAATAAAAGACGCAAAGAAAGTCTTAATCTTCTCTCTTGAAATGAAAACAGATGCAGTATTAGACAGAATCATCTCATGCGCCGGAAGTGTCAACCTGCATATGATGAAAACTGGGAGATTAGATAACAACAAATTCAGAATGGTAACTCATGCCGGTTCTCTTATTAGCGAAACAACTATCATCGTTGATGATTCGCCGGGTATTTCTATTATGGAAATACAAGCCCGCGCCAGAAGGCTGTAGATTTAATAATAGTTGATTATATTCAACTCGTTGATGCCGGTATTAAGATAGACAAAAGAGAACAGCAAGTAGGGTTTGTCTCTCGATCCCTTAAAAGACTAGCTATGGAATTAGACGTTCCACTCATAGGCGTCTCTCAGCTTAATCGCAAAGTTGAAGGCAGGGTAGATAAACGGCCTATTATGAGTGATCTCAGAGAGAGCGGAACGCTGGAACAAGATGCCGATATTATCATACTCGTCTATCGTCCCGATTATAACGATAGTGTCCAAAATAATGGGCCAGTAGTGTCTGAATCTGAATTGATTGTAGCCAAGCAACGTAATGGGCCTCAAGGGGTAGTAAGGGCAATGTTCCATAAGGGATATTCAGCCTTTATTAATCCGACTAGTAGAATTACAACAGAATGGAATGTGTAATTGACATCAGTGATGATGTATAGTATACTAGAGGAGATCAAGGACGGCAATGGGCTGACTCCAGACAAAATAGAGTTGAACTTTGAAGGAGGATTATATGTGTAAGCCAGCAAGTGTCATCGTAACAAAGGACGCAATATTGTGGTCTAAAACATCAGATAAACATGAAGATATCATTGAAGAATATGGCCTGAAAGACAATCTATTGCCACCTGATTTCGTGCGCGTCGAACTGTCACCAGAAAACGATTTGCTATGGACTGATACCGCGAGATGGTTATTTAACATAGACCAAGATGTGTTCCCAGATTGGTGGAATGCGAAAAAAGCAGAGACGAAAGTTAGGAATGCTATACTCAAATGGCAAAAAACTAAGGTTATCAGGCCGAATGAGATTTCTCAAAATGGGAAGATTTATAATTACGGGATTGTGAAAAGGAATAATAGGACCGTGAGGAGGAACGAGGGGACTATAGAAAGTAACTACGGGATTGTGAAATGGAGTTACGGGACTGTAGAGAGAAACTACAAGACTGTGGAAAGGAATGATGGAGCTATAGAAAGTAACTACGGGATTGTGGAAAGGAACTACTATGGGACTGTGGGAAGGAACGAGGGGACTATAGAAAGTAACTACGGGATTGTAAAGTTGAACAATGGAATTGTGGTGGGAAACACAGATTTCCACAAACCTGATAAGCAAGGCCCGACAGGCATCTACATTGATCGATCTGGCGATGTGCCGGTGTGTTATGTCGGTCCATGGAGAATTGCGGATAGGAGCTGTTGGGGATAAAGTTAATTGTGAATAGCAAGGAGGCGACATGAAAGAACGGCTGGGAGAGATCAAGGACAGCGACACCCTGAAGGCATGTCCGTTTTGTGGTGGAGATAGCGTCTGGTTGGGCTCTGATTCTCCTGGCCACGAGATTCATTGTCGCGATTGTCACGCCACTCTTCGCTTTTGCCTCACGCCAGACAGTGCCATCGCCGCTTGGAACAACTGCCCAATCGAAACCGAACTCATTGCGATGGTTGAGTCCTTGCTAATTGTGATGCCTGAGAAGCCATCCGTCGAACGCGTGACGATACCGCTTCCGTATATCAACCGCGAAGAGGCTAAGGAGTATGCACTAAAAGCTCTATCAGAGCTGACTCCTAGGGGTAGTGAGTTCTTCGAGGCCCCTGTTGCCTGTGTCAACTTCATCCGCAGAACGCGAGACAATCTTCGAGTACAGCTCAAGAAGGAAATTCTGTGGCGCAAGAAAACCCGCGCTCTACTTGAAGAAATCCGCAACTTTCTCGCCACGTCCCAGCAGACGCCTGACGGGATGGAGACACATCGCGCCGAATCTGAGGGAATAGACCATTTGTTGTCTGGTGTTGTTGAGGCGCTTTGGGGTGAGTGATGATGATAAGTGTAGACATAGACAAGCTGAGAGCCGTTGCAAGGCAGGCCGAGTCTCTGGTCGATGAATTATCTGGAGCAACCGCCGATCACGCACAAGAAGTTTGCGATAGGATCTGCGAGTTATTGATAGCGCCAAAAGTCGCTTCTCGAAATGAGACGATTGAGGAGTGCAAGGCGTTGCTTCGAGATAATCTGCCTGGATCATCCTATATGTTTCTATCAGAAGCCATCGGAGTTTTAGACAGTGCCTTAAAGGAGGAGTGATGCCCTGCATAAGATTGCCAAGCGGAGATCCAAAGATACCGGATGGCTTCATCTGTGGCTTCCATCCTGTATACGAGTTCGAAGGCTACTTGTTCGAGGTGCATGGCTGGCATGGCCCTACACCACTGCGCCGCAAGTATCTTGACCCGCGACTGAACACGCCGAAAGGCTTCTGGAACATGTGGGACAGATTCAATCTTCTGCCAGAATCGGAAAAGGCAAAGCACCTGTACAAGGAGGAGTAATGCGCGTCCTAGTCAAGTGGTAAAGGGGTAATAGCCAAAAACGAGGCTAGAATAATATAATTATCTGAGGTGAGCAAAAGTGCTAGGATATTGGTTTGCGAAAGAGGATGGGCGAACGGAACACCTCAAGCATCCTGCGGTGGTTGGGAAAACGGATACATTCGATGGTGAGCTTGTCCCTTGCCTGGCGGGGTTACATGCTAGCCCGACGCCGTTTGATGCTTTTCAATATGCTCCCGGGCCAATTCTGTGGATTGTTGACATCCCAGACGATGCAATTCCGCACGGTGAGCCTGTCAATAAGTATGTGGCGGCAAGCAGGACATATTTGTTCCGCCTTGATGTCTCAAAGATTATGCGGCAGTTTGCTGCGCAATGTGCATTAGATGTGTTCGACAAATGGGACCCACCGGATATCGTGAGAGAATATATTGAAGGTATGGCGAAGGGAGAAGACAAATCTTCTATAAAGGGCAATGCGGCTGATACTGCATGGGCTGCTGCAACTGATGCTGGGGCTGCTGCGGTTGCTGCGTGGGCCGCTGCGGCTGCTGTAAGGGCAGCTGCGCGGGATACTGTGTGGGATGCTGCTGCGTGGAATGCTGCAAGGACGGCCTCGTGGGATACTGTTGCGTGGGGCGTTACGGATATTGCGCAGGCAGCTTCGTGGGCGGCTTCATGGGATGTTGCGTGTGCTGTGCAAAGGACTAACTTCAACAATATGATAGCTGATGCCTTAAAAGAAGCTGGGTGGAAGGAATAGTGACAAATGAACAATGGCGGCTGCGGCGTAGTAGCGTCGGGTGAGATATGATACTGGGTGAGATATGATACTGGTTTACAAAAAAGGATATGAAGATTTACGAAAATCTGGTAGAGTGCTATGTTCGATTAGGTGCGCGGATCGAGCGAGATAAGTACGTTCGATATTACGCGCCAATCTGGACTCTGAAGAAACGCGGGATGTTCAAATACAAATGGGCAAGGGTGCTGTATTACAGATCGATGAATCGCTTTTGGATAATGTTGCAATTTCTTCGGTGGCGATTAGATTGGTTGGTTCCAGTCAATCGCGAGAAACTATTAGATCGATCGAGGGAGATTGAACGTAGGAAGCAAGTGATATGAAATTCGGCAGTCTATTTTTTGGTATTGAAGGAGCGACCATTACTACCCAGATCATAGAAGCGGGTAGAATCCCATCATGAAACGCGAAATAATCTGCGGTGACGCCTTAGAGGTATTGAAGAGACTCCCCGATCAATCTATTCATTGCTGTGTGACGAGTCCGCCGTATTGGAGCTTAAGGGACTACGGGGTTGAGGGGCAGGTAGGGTTGGAGGAGTCGCCTGAGAGGTACGTTGAGTCGATTGTGGATGTGTTCAGGGAAGTGAAGAGGGTATTAAGGGATGAGGGAACAGTTTGGCTGAATCTTGGGGATAGCTATGCTGGTAGTGGTAGAATGGGAAGTTTTGTCGATAGCAAAGCAAAAAAGGGTATGAAAATAATTAAAGACTATCATCGAAATAAACCAATTGAGGGGTTGAAGCCCAAAGATCTTTGTGGCATTCCCTGGCGAGTAGCCTTTGCGCTTCAAGCAGACGGGTGGTGGTTGAGGAGTGACATTATTTGGTCGAAGCCGAATCCTATGCCAGAGAGTGTGAGGGACAGACCGACGAAGGCTCACGAGTACATCTTTCTGTTAAGCAAGTCAAAAAAGTATTACTACGACTATGAGGCAATAGCAGAGAGGTCTGTATCTGCTGGCGAAACACGAGGAGGTGGAGTTAAGTATTCTAATAGAGAAGTAGACAATGGAATCGGAGGCCACCACAATCTCGACAAATACGGGGTAACGCTACAATTCCGCAACAAGCGTGATGTCTGGACGGTAGCGACAAAGCCATTCAAGGAAGCCCATTTTGCAGTCTTCCCTCCAGATTTGATTCGTCCGTGCGTGTTGGCTGGCTGTCCTCCAGGTGGAATAGTGCTTGATCCATTCTTTGGTGCTGGCACCACGGGGCTTGTGGCGAAGCAAGAGAGGCGGGGATATATCGGGATCGAGTTGAATCCTGAGTACGTAGAGATGGCGAGGGCGCGGATACGGCGGGAGTGTCCGATGGAGAGGTTGATATGAAATTCGGATCGTTATTTAGCGGGATCGGCGGATTTGATCTTGGTTTGGAAAGAGATGGGATGGAATGCGCAAAGGACCAATTTCAACAGCATGATAAACGATTCCTCAATTGATTAAGACTAAGGAATTTGCCAACACAGAAGAAGTTATATCTTCTTAGCCGCTCCTGTTTCCATCAAATCTCTCATCTCTTCCGTCATCCTGTCTATCGTTCTGCTGTCTGGCGAAATGATAAGACCATTTCCTATCCAATCCATGATAAGTTCATATGATTCATTCAAACGACATTGATGAAGATATTCTTCCATGCGAGTGGGTTTATTTCCTTTATGCCAGCGATTATTAGCCATTTTATTTCTTCTTGGTGGACGTTGCCACAACAGTATTAGTAACTGCGAATGTAATCAGCCCGCAGAATACAACCATAGTGATAACAGCAAATACGGCCCATACGCTTGATCGCTCAAGAATCTTCCATCCCAATACACAATTAGCGAGCCACATTGTTACTAGTGTAATTCCTCTCACAATTCCCTTGATTACGAAATCCTTAACTTTATCTGTCATCCTATCCCCCTTGTAATCTTTTTTTCAAAACATCCACAACGTACAACACCAATCTTCTTGCCGCCCTCAAAAATCCACCGAGATAACTTGGGTGTCTTCCCTCCAAATCCTCTACTTCATCTACTGCTGCATGTAAGTTATTTGCAATGCCGCTTAGATTGTCTATACAATCAGAACTCTTTTCTTTATTCAATCCGACCCCCTATATCCCCAGTCTCCCACACTCCCGGCGAATATATTTTACTCCATCGAAACCAACGACTTTTCTAAGGCGGCGCTCTAACGGACCTCGAACAAACAAAGATAATTCCTCGATATCGCCAAAACATAATTCAACTAGTAGCTCATTGGCAGATCTTGCTTGGGCCAACTCAATCAATTGAAATCTTAACGCGGGAACATCTCTGAGTTTTTCCCACAAATCATGGCCATGGCTATCCGCCATTCGTAATTAATCCTCCGTATGATCGAGTATGTCTTTAGCTTCTTCTAGCAACATGAGTTCCATAGCTCTCGGCAAGTAATCATTGGCTATCTCATAACCCTCATCGTCGTGGTCCCCCAAACAAGCGAGAACTTCTTCAAAGACAGCATGGCGCACTCCACACACGGGACAAACGCAATCTTCTAAAAGATCCATACGTTCTTCTCGTGTTAGTGGTTCCACTGTAATAATCACATCCTTCTATTTGTATAATGTCTATTATACCACATTCAGGCAATAAAGGCAAGCTAAAATGTTATTCTCCGCCAAATAGCTTTAACCAATCATCTGGGACACTATTTTGTATTCCCATGCGTCTAGTCTTGTTGTCAATCTGCTCAACTGACCGTCCGCGCCCAGTCAACAATGACCATATATCAGAACACTGTCTCGTTCCAAGAACAGGATGCCATCGCCGCAAAATCTCCTCTTCTTTCAGGGACCAACGAGGATAAGGATATGGTTCCATACTGCTTTCGGGAACGGACACAGTAATACCGGTCATAACTTCACAGCCTTTACTTTGTTCGATTTAAGGTTGACCAGATACACTTTCCAGCTAAACTCTCCGTCTTCTACATCAAAAACAACTACACCCCAATCAACAGTTCCTGACATAATCCGACCACCGTACTTAGTTGCCGCAGCCTGTAGAGCAGGCGTCGTCATAGCAACCCATCTAGCGCCGCCAACAACGCTATAATAATGAACATGACTGCGAATGATAACATCGGCTTTCGGCTGCTCCCCTTTTTCTGCCCATAAAACATTCCAAAGCCGATCACGGGCTATTGGCGTACCCCTTCCATGTGGAATAGAACTGCTTCCTATCTTATGTTTCATATCGAAAGTGACGCCATCTACCGTAAAGAATGGATGATCTTTAATCGTTGCTCCAAGATGATCGGCCAACATATCTTCATAATCATCTAGTTTTCCCACATGGTAGCTAGTACCACGACTCATAATTATCCTTGGCTTGCCCTTAAATTGAACTTGGCGGGCTACTTGTTCAGCGTTTTCAATCTGATTTAACCATGATGGATCAGCAAGTAACTCAGTCGATCCGCTCGCCTCTCCTCTCCCATCAATAACGTCTCCATTAATTGCATGGCAATCTACTGGCCCAATCTTCTCAAGGATATCACAGCGAGCGTTCCATAACTCACGCTGCATTCGCCCCCATTTCCCATTTGTACCACGTTCTGGCATCCAGAAATCAGGCGCATTTAATCCTGCACGATGATGTGAATGATAATCTGCCTCGATTAATATTCGTTGCATAACTCCCCCATTATTCAATGATCTCCAGGGCGTAGTCCTCAATTTTCTCTTGAGATGTCCCATTGACTTTGGCGACAAGCATCTTAATGTCAATAACAGCTTGAATGGCATCCGCCTCGTTGACATATGCGCAGGCGAACCAATCGTTATCCAACTCTGTAATTTCACCACGCACATACAAGAACCAATCAGACAATTCCGGACTCCCACAAGATGCAAGCTCTGTAACTACAGACCCGCCATCAGCCAGAACTCTATAATCCTCGCCAGTATTTCGTAGCGCCTCATCCTGCTCCAGCACTCGCCCAAACACAATATTATCTACCCGTTGAATTCCTAGCTTTAGTTTCATGCCTCCTCCCCTTTATCTCTCTATAATACTACATTTCGGATTCAAAGCCAAATCCAAGACATGCCGCTAGATCATACATGCATCTTGTTGGGTTCTTTTTTAGCATAGTTCCAGTGAATCTAAGAACTTTCCATCCTAATCGTGTAGCCGCGTTTATCTTGGCATAATCCCCGCTTTTTGAGTGATGCCCAACCACTACGTGCTTCTTAAGTTTTGGGGACCATCTAACCATGTGTGTTCCACCATCAATTTCTACAGCAACGTTACCAGAATCACCTAAAAGAAAGGCAAAATCGAAACGCCAATCACAGAGACCGGCAGCTTTAAGCCGGTTACGAACCCCTGGCCCTGTGCCTACATGTTCTGCGGCAAAATGATATTCGCGCTCATATGAAATAGGCGGTATCTTGTGAGATCTTACAAAAAGATCAAATATATTGATGAATAATATTTCAAGCTCGCTTTTACTCATCGTCCCCTTTTCTACATATATTTCCTCTTGATGTTCCTCTGTCGTATACGGATGCATCGTTATCACGAAATGCTTGAATTACTCCATTTAAACGATCCATAATTGCACATTCTTCATCGATATCTAGATCATAGAGGCATGATATCTCCTCAATTAAAACAGTCGCAAAATCTTGTAATACATCAGCTATTTGCTCCCTCATCACATCTCCTCGAAAAACCCTCTCGATGTTTCTCTGTCGTATGCGAACGCACTTCTCAAACGCACACAGCTCGTTAAGCTCTTCTTGTTCCACCTCACTCAGGGCACGTGATATAGCCGCATTCGTTGAACTCCTCGAACAACTTGATGTATTGCTCGTCACTCATGCTAGCACCTCATTCAATTGTGTCGCTACGCATTGAGCCGCGTATCGTCCTGAGCCATGCCGCCGCCGTACCGCGACCATGCCCAACACTGACCACTTTCTTATCGAACCCGACTTCGATGAGTGCTCGTCTCACTGCTGTCGTTTCCTGTCTTGGTGTCATCTTCACTCACTCCTTGCGTATCCCACTATACCTATCAAGCATCTAGGATGAAGTTTCAGCCGTCAATCTTCCCGCCACCAACTTAGCACCCTCAGCCATCCCTCTCTCATAAGGATCGCTTGAGTTCTCATCTCCAATACCATCAGTAAGCACCTCTAATTTTTTCAATGTTCCTTGATGTAACATATCAGCCACAATCTCAAGCTCTTCTACGGTCATGCCAAGAATGAGTGGTGTAAGCCGTCCTTTTCTCTGCTCAAGTTCAGTACACCATCTCGCCCACTGCTCGGCGCGTATCTCAACCGTTAAGTCGTATGCGTCTTCCATGCTTATCAATGCGTCAACCGCGTTCATGTTGCCTCCTTATCAAGCATCTAGAATGAAGTTTCAGCCGTCATCGACGCGAATCGTCCCGCCGATTATGGCCGCCCCATCTACTTGCTTCACCGCGCACTTACGGCAATCGCCTCGAATGTCTTGCCTTCCTTACGCAGCTCAAGCACCTCAAGCCATCGCTCGCGGACCTTCAATCTGCGCTTGCTGGTTTTCGATTCTCCGGGCATCCGCACTCCCTTATTGCTGCCTTTCCCCAGAATAAATCCGATTCCTTCTTGCGCTCGGGCGCGTCCCGACGATACGCCTCAATCAGAACATCGATTTCAGGCCAATCAGGATGCTGTAGTTCGATTTCCTTAACAAGATCGTAGACACGTGAAGAAACAACGATCACGTCACACCTCCTCAGCAAAGCACTTCCTGCCTCATACGATTCACCGCTATCTCGCAGTATCGCCTGCCTCTCGCGAGGCCCCAGCCCGTCGCCCTAGCCGTTAGATCTCTGTGCGGAGTTCTGGGCGGGTCATGATTCACCTCTCGTTTCTGATCTGATCGGTTCGTATGTCGATCAATTCGGACAGCAGCCTGTTCTTGGCAATGGCAATCCCGCGCCTTCGGTCGGCATTCTCGCCATTTCCAACGATCTCTGCTTCTCGTTTCGTCTCGAACACACGCTTGTATAGCTCTGTCAGCATTGCGTCCATCACTCCTCCCTTTTATCCACAACAACCTCAACCTTAGATGTATCAGTATGAACGGGATCGCCGTCATCGATAACGAATTGAGCGTTCATTCCAAATTGATCATCGGCATCTTCAAGAATATGTCTGTGAACTTTTAGTGACGCATTGCCACAATCACACACAGCTTCAATAGCGTCTCTGATATGTTCCTTTCCATTATTAGCATTTTTATACGGTTCCCATTCCTTATTGAAATCCATTTTGCTAAGATATGATACCTTCCGCATAAATAGAAGCATCTCGTTTCTATCCTTAATGCGCTTCATAATCTTAACAGCAGTCGGCGGAGACAAGAAAATAGCATCTTCAATGGCTTCTGCTTCGATAGCTAGAGTGATCGCTTTTTCTAGTGAGTTGCATAGACCAGTATCGACATAGAAATGCTTATCATCATCTTCATCATTCTGCATACCAGATAACATCGCCTTATGTGATGGATCTCCAAGCACCTTATAGTCTTTTTCAAGTCTCATCTGTGCTAGAATGGGAGCTATTTCCCAATCTGCTTGAATTCTTTTCTTAGCCCATTCGAGCACCATTTTCCTACGAGCATGTGCATCTGCAACAGCTTCATGATCGGGGCGAGTATAGAAGTAAAGTGATTCGTCTGGAGTGCGATGAGTAGTTGTATCGAAGCAAATTAACCCGCTCTCTCTATCTAGTGGGTCATAGTGATAAACTTTCCAAAGCATTTGTTGCAATAAGTCATGCTTCTCTCGTGAGGCAGGAATCATATTCCATGGGACTAATGCCCTCTCATTGCTTGCTGCTCCACGAGTGTAAAGTTCGTGAACTTCACCAGTTTCCACTGGGCCGCTAGAGAGCATACATTTATAATCAAAGAAATGGAGAATAACATCTCTTAGTGTCTCTCTTTCTTGCTCAAACCACCAGTTAATAAATGGTGTCGGATCATCATCATCAACCCATAATGGTTTCTCTGCTATTTTACCAGCAAACCAAACTCGAATCGGTTTAACGAAATAATCTTCGAGCGGCGCAGAAAGTTCCCCGTCTTTTTTAAGATGCGGGCCAACTGCAGTTCTACCATGGAATTCGATTATTGGAATCATTTTTCTCCTGCTCTATCTTGAGTTTTTGCTGGCATACGTCCAATCTTAGACAAAGATCTTCTATTAATGCTCCTACAGCATATATCCCAACATCAGATTGAAATGCCGCTAGCCAGTCCCTATGAAATTTCATAGATCGCTCCATTGCCTTTCGTTCCTCTACAAGAAGCAAAGAAGGAGCTAAAATCCTTGCTAGATTACCGCCCATTTTCCACCGCCTTGAGAGCGCAATAGCAGATTGTGTCGGGATCGGTGCGCATACCAATCCATGGAGATAGGGGTAGGTCATCACGCGCTTTGCGCACTTCATCTATAAATCGATCAATCAGATCCCTCTTCTCAATCTCATCCAGCACCAAAGCACATGCATTGCGGTCTGTGGTAAATTCTTTGTAATGACGCCAATGTTCCACTGTTGCTTCTTCGAGATTCTCACGCTTTTTGTAGTCCACAAGCGCGGCATCTGCCTCTTCCTTAGTATCGAAGAAACTGAAGCCGCTTTCACCCCCATCTGTTGACAATACCCAATCCTCAGAATCTAGCGCTATATCTGGGAAGTAACTCCAAACAGTTTCGTTCTTCTCATACTCGTCCATCATATCCCACTCAGCTTTGTTCATCTGAAGATCGCATCCAGCCTCTTCCTTGCAAGTTCCTCCAAGTCAATCCCAAAATCAGGCTCCTTCGCACGAGCCATAAATGCGCCGATATCTGAAGATGGCCCCAACTTCACGAGTTCCTCAAAGCACTCGCCGCAAATGTAGCCATACTCAGAGGAGTACATGCCACACAGTATGTTCTCGCAGCCCTTTCTGGAACATTCCATAACACCCATTTCACGCCTCCTTGAATTCCAGCAACCCAGCAAACTCCTTTAATGTGAATTCCTTTTCTACACCATTGAAAGAAACGCACATTCAGCTTTATTCATCTCGTCCCGCCTCTAAACTAGGCAGCCCCCTATACTGCCTAGTTTCTATTAACCCTTGTAGGCTTTGAACCGTATACGGGGCCACAACATGGTCCTCGATCTCAAAGATTGTTGGCATTGAAGTGAGAGAATCAGCCCATACAATCATCTCAAGCCACCCCCTCATATACGCACCGATCTCAATTCCAGTCTCATTGGCATAAGACTCAAGATCGGAATATTTGTAAAATACTTGCGGCCTACTTCTGCGTCCCTCACTATTAATATATTTCTTAGTCCACCCATATTTTTCTGCCGCATTATAGAATTCCCTCCCGCCAGTAAGTCCTAGAAGAATCTTGGCAGCATTTGAACTAACCCATTCATTTTTGCCTTCACCGGAATTTAGAACTTCTTGGGCTATGCCGAGTACTCGCGCCGTCATATTGCTTTAAGCCTCTCTTTTAATCTTTTCGCTTTTTCCTCAATCAGATTCTTTTCTTTGGTTATCTCGCCCAACCTGGCCATATCAGTTGTAACCCCATTGTTTCTAATAAAATCCTCTTCAACCACATAGGCATCCCATTGGGCGCGAAGCCTGTCTATCTGTCCTTGTATCTCTTCCTTGATCTCAACACTGGCATTACTTTTTCCGTTAGATATAGTCGGCCTACCATTGGATTCCCATTTGAGGGCAGCACGAAGATACCTCGGAAATTTCTCAATTCCAAATAATGTAGACGGTTGAATATATGATTCCATAGCATCGTTACCAGCCCATTCTTCAATCTTATGATCTATCACAAGCAACAGATCAGCTAATGTCGCGCCATCTGCCATTCTAGCTGGAGCAGGAGAGATACTCCTAAACTTACAGGCACCCTCAAGCCCAAGGCCGGTATTCAGATGATTAAGAATCGTTTCTTTAATTTCTTCGGCAGCCCTTCTTTTCTTCTCTATAACTGGGTCTTTAGTATTATGTCTTTTGTTTTTATTCTCTATATAAGTAATATATACTGATTCGAATTCTGAAGTACTGGGCCTTAAAACAGCAGGTATGCGTAGTTCTCGTCCTAATTTTCGTGGCCCAGAAAACACCCGTTTGATCCTGCAATTATTGAAGATTTGATTTGTAGCATGATCTATTGTATGTGTTGGGACACCAATCTTTTCTGCTAACTCATCATTAGTTGCAATACAAATGCCGTCAGCATCGGCAAGTTCAATAATCTTACCGGCAATGATTTTTTGCATCGGTGTTAGCCGTGCGTTTTTGAGAATACTTGGTGGAATAATTGACCACTCTGGTTTTGTAGACATATGGCAAGTATACACCATTGAGAACATTTTGTCAAGGATCTTGACTTTTACCGTAAGATCGGTTATACTTGTGATGTTTAGATGGCTGTTACGTGGAAAATTGCAGACACACAGGATATGGGGCGTTGGAAGTAAGATGGACAGTAGGGCTGTCAGCGCCTATCTGGGGAGAGATAAATGAAGGATAATATAATCACCATTAAAAAAAGCCACGCAAAAGTAATGCGATGCCCCGTGTGTTCTAATCAAAAACATACACAGGATAAGATTCATGGCAGAGGAAAACGAGTATTTAATCTTAGAGAAAATGATAACAAATCCGGATGGCGATGTAGCGTTTGCGGGAAAGAGATATGAGAATAACATCATCCGAAATTAGACAGTGGTTAACATGCCGCAAGAAATGGTGGTTCCGTTATAATCAACTACTTGTTCCTATAAAGAAACAAGATGCCCTTACTTTTGGCTCCCTTGTTCATAAAGCCCTTGAGGCTGCTTATACCGACAAAGATTGGTTGAAGGCTATTGACTTATTTGAGGGGTATCAAGATCCAGAGTTCGAAGCAGAGGAAGCATATCGCAAAGCAATGGCAGAGGCAATGGTTGAAGGATATTTAAATCAGGGATATTTAGAAAAACTTGGCCATGTTGTAGTCGCTTGCGAATATGAATTTAGCGTTCCGCTTATTACTCCTTGCGGAAGAAAGTGGCCCCGGTATATGTTTTCTGGTAAAATTGATCTGATCACAGAAGATGAGTATGACAACATATATCTGTGGGATTTCAAGACAGGGTCTAAAGGATTAGATTCTGAGTGGGCGCAGCTAGACTTACAGATGGAAAATTATTTATGGGCAATGTCTCAAGAACTTGACTTTCCTGCCCTGCATATTGTATACTCTCAGCTAAGGAAACCGACGATTAAGCCAAATGACGTTCCAATGCGGGATGAACTTGGCAGAAAGATCATCCTTGATACGTTGCATGAAAGAGTATGGATCAAAGATCAAGAAAAACCACGCCAAGTAGCGAGAAAAGAAATGGGAGAGGTTCTTCTGACAAGGCCAATGACATCAGAAGAATTCTACAAGAAGATATCTGATGATATTGCAAAACGACCTGACTTTTATTATGAGAATGTGATTATAGTAAAAACGCAAAATGATTTAGACAAAGTCCAATCTAGGTTGTGGGAGATGGCTCACGACATAGGACATAGAGACATTGTGCGCAATCCCAATAGCTGTCAAATCTATGGATGTGCTTACAGGGAACTATGTGTGAATGATAATACATTAAGTCGGAGGGCTAACTATGAGATAAGAGAAGCCCATGAAGAATTATTAGAGAAGGAGGGGGATTTTGACGAAGAAAGCACCTTGTTTGCCAACTGAAATGCATGTGCCAGAAACAGGATTTCCAGAGAATGCTTCGTGGTTAATTTTTGGCGCACCCAAAATTGGCAAAACAGACTTTGCCAGTCAATGGCCAAACACTCTTATCATTGAGCTGGAGCCGAATGGAGCAAGATATGTTGAGGGGGCGTATGTTGTTGGGCCAGAAGATTCTGATTTTCCCATTAAGAGCATTAATGACCTCCGGAAATTAGCCGCATTACTTACAAAAGAATACAATAGTGGCAAGAGACCATTTGACACCATTGCGATTGATGTAATCGATGTAGTTAATGAGTTTGCAGAAGCAGACACTAAGGCAGATTTAAACATAAGCGAAATGGGGCAAGCACCATTCGGTCAGGATTGGGGGACTTCTAGAACTACTGTACTATCTGTTATCAAAGGATTCTCGACATTGCCGGTATCGCTACTAATTCTTGCTCATTCCAAGTGGGCAATTGTAGACGATATTGTAGTCGGACATACAATTGATCTGCCAGGAAAGTTGGGCAGATTCGCCCAGGCAGCAGTAGAGAACATTATTTATATTGCGCAGAAAGAAGACGGAGAGCGAGAAATGATCTTCAAACCAGTTCCATCGGTTGAGGCTGGATCTCGTAATCCATTGTTAGCAAAAATTGGTAGTTGCAGTTACGGATATGCCGAGCTGGCGAAACTATTTGAAAAAACACAAGAGGAGGAATAAGATGGCTAAAGTGGGGGATTTGTTGTCTAATTGTATAGAGGCCGGTGTATACGAGTTGAATCTAGTGAGTCTTGACAGAAATACACCGAGTAAGGCCGGGGATGATATGCTTACTATCGTCTGGGAAGAGGGTTCAACGGGTGTCCAAATCTATGATCGCATGGTAGTAACAGAGAAGGTATTCTTCAAATTTGCGCAAGTGTATGTCGCTCTCGGAGGAGACCCGGATGATGATGCTGGATCAATTGAAGACTTTGCCAATGTATGCTATGATATGCTATTAGACAAGGGAGCTATTCTAGCTAAAGTCGGTGTTAGAAAATGGGAGGGTGTTAATCGTAATGAAATTACACAATATCTGACAGAAGAAGCCGCCGAAACAGCAAGATTGAATGAGGAGAGCCCGTTCTAAAAGATGCCCTTAGCGATTGAGCATCATTGTTCTTTGACAAATCGAGCCAAATGTAATACTACAACACTCTGTTGGAGGCAACGGGAGTCGAACCCGTGAACGTAAGTTTATAGGACCTGGCCCGCAAACCTGCTGCCTCCCTCATCTACGAGAGCGGAAGGAATCGAACGTTCGTCGCGTAGGGTGGAAACCATACGCCGTCCGCACCGCTCTCGCTCTGGGGACTGACTACTAGCTACTATGCATGGGTCAGTCCCCTACTCTTCTATATCTTGGCTGGCCCTCCATTCGACCAGACTCCAAACGCTCTTCTTGCCGTGTTTGTCTGAGAAGAATATCCGGCAATGATTGCCCCCCAAGTATCCCCCCAAGTATCCCCAGCTATGGAAGGACAAAGTTACATGAGTAAGTTAACGTTGGAAATTAATGATCCATACGGTGCCCCACGTCGCTATACAATTGAGATAGGAAATTGGGATGTTACAGCAGAGCAGCTAATAGAAGAAATGCTAAAGCCTCTTCTATTTGTTGCTGGATACGCACCAGAAACAGTAAAAGAGATATTCAATGATTAAACTTCGCGGTGCTAGATTCTTAGTGTTGAAAGATGAAGAACAAGATAGAGTTTATGGTGGCGGGATCATTGTTCGCAAAGGCGTAGTCTATGATCGTCTTATTCCGGCTACTGTCATTGGAGTTGGCCCATTATGCACTAGATATAATGTAAGAGTTAAGGACCGTATTCTTGTTGGGGCATACGTTGGCACACAGATTATGATAGACGATGTTGAGCATTGGATAATTAGAGAGCATGATGCTGTAGCGAAAATTTTGGAGGAGTGAGTGGCAACAAAAGAAGAAATGATGGCCGCATTTGAAGTTGTCTTTGGGACTAAATTAGCCCCTAGGATGTACTCAGCGTGGCTTAAAAATAAGCAGTCAAATAGAATGGAATTGAATGGGGAAGATGGCGGCGAAGAAAAATAAAAAACCCTGCGATACCCCTTCGGCGCAGAAGAAACATAAGAATTGGCGCAGATGCAAGTGGCAATTTGGCTCTATTTGTCTTGGGTATATTGATGAGAAAGCGCTAGAGAAAAATTACGCAATGTATCTTGATAGATCTCAGGTAACAGATGAAATGTGCAAGGCAAGATTCTTACCAGTAGACGATGCTATAGTATCGGGCGAACAACATTACTGTAGGCGTCCAGCAGCTTTTGTAGAGATTCAAACAGCTAAGAAGATTAAACGGGTAAGAAAGGAAACCGGAGAGGTTATCAGTTATCACGAAAATCTGTTTGGTGAACGAATTGATGAGTTAGGGTTAGTAGCAAGGTCAGCAGATAAACAGCATTAGAAGAAAACTAGAGACTATTATCTTCCACAATACAAAACGCGGCGGGCCGCATTTAAGGGCCTCGCCGCGTCCCGGAGGGGTTACAGGCTTTCACCTGCAAGAGGATTTATATCTTCTAGTTACAGCCTCCACCATTATACACATTTACTGTGTTGGTAGAAACCGCCCAACATCCTAATTGATTTTCAACGTGCATCTCGATTATTGCCACAGCAGTTTTCTCAGCTTCGGGATAATCATCCCATGGATCTACATCGGGGCATGTACCTCTGGGCGCGTAATTCGATGGTATCCATATCCCATCTATTGTGGGTACTGGATATTGATCTGGAAAGACCTTATACGCAGATCCAACATGCCAACTAATAAGAGATAGCGGATATTCTTCAGATCCATCTCCAAAAACTACTAATTCGCTATCGTCAGGATATCTGATAGTAATTTTCCACGAGTAAATAAATACCTCTCCATATCGGGGCCATGCACCATAGTTTTCTGCTGTTCCGCCACCAGTACATCCATGCTGTTGCCTGCGTCCATCTACGATGGCAATGCCTCTCTTTTGAGTGTAGCTGCCTGAGACAAACGGAGGATATACTTTAGGTGGATTATTCCTTACGGTGACTGTGAGAGTGGCAATCTTTGTTTTGTCTTTTATAAGAATTTTGGCAACGATTTGATACTCTCCAACTTTTACGTAAAGATGATTGTTTGAGACTCCTGTTTCTCCATCTCCGTAATCGATGGATTGGATAATCCCATTCGATGCGAATGTAACCATTAACCCACCATCAGATAGTGACGGAACGCCAGATTGCGGATTCGCATATAACTCAGCTGGAGCAGAAAATATGCATCCAGTAGTTGTGGATAGCATACCCCCGAACATAGTCAAAAGCAACACTATCCTTAAAACGCTTTTGATGCTCATATTCTCCCCCTATGCCTTATTTTTTTTCAGGTCAAGCCATCCAAGTAAGAATTTTTGGGCTACGTTGCCTAAAATGTATACAACACCAAGAATAAGGATAACCCAACTAGGGAATGACTCAATCATATTCTCGCCAGCTACGGCAGCAGTAACTGTTCCGACAAGGGCTAGGAATTTCCTCGATAATAGTTTCTCTACAATAGTCTTTAACATATCCAGTCCTCCTGATTCCTCCCCCGACCGAAGTCGGGAGAGGATTTTTTGCAATTTAGAGACTTTCAACTGTCTTTATGAACCAGGGCATTTCTATGTAGAAGCCAACGCCCCATGTTAGAGTTACAGTGAAGGAATCGTCTAGCAGCAAGCCAAGATTTCCATTCAGCCTAACATCCCAATTTGTCTCGAATAATGGGCCAAGATCTACAGACCCATCAATGCCAAGATCAATGCCGTCGAGTTGCCATGCAACAGGCCACGGACCAATCGGCTCGAATAAGAAATCAACACCTGCCTCAACTTCAATTGCATCCTTATCAATTGTGGTGGAAAATCCGACCACGATAGATGGAGTCTGAGTATCAACATCGCTAAATGTTGCTTTAACAGAAAAGACATCGAAGTTTGCGCCCGTGTAAATATCAAGGAAGCCAGCTTCGCTATAGTTAACACCAAAAAACGGGCCAGCAAATACAGCCGCGCTAAACATCAGCACCACTGCCATCATAAAACCGAGTACTTTCTTCATTTGTTTTCTCCTTTTGTTGCCCTTTGTATAGGGCATTACGCTGACTTGAGCCAGCTAATCTGATCTACAATTATACACTATTTTGTAGATCAGATCAAGAAATTCTATTCAATGATTATGCGGCGACGGAGGAAATGTTGCAAGACGCAAGCGTGATACCTATGCTATACCCCTAAGATTCCCTCAAATTCTCTTGCGTGTGGCCTGGTGCCGCATACCACCTATTCCAATCCAAGAGCCCTCTCAATTAGTTGAATCCTCTCAAGCAATCCAGGCATCGTTTCATTCGTCGCTGGACCACGGGCTTTCAATGCAGCCATGGCAGTAGACGGCAACTTCTCTTTCTCTTCTGGCGTGTACTGCTTGAGATCAGATAATTTGCCGCACAGTTCGTCATCGGCATAAAGATATTTCGTAACCTGTTCCGGCACTTCGACATATTCAAGAATCTCCATCTTGTGATTCGACGGACGAAACGCCCCGCGCCCGATCAGATGCAGATCTCCTGCCTTGTGGCCACTGTAATCCTTGCTATAAACCAATACCCACATAGTGCCTCCTATGCCTCGATGAAGCTCGCATCACTTGCCGCTGCAGGATCAGCATTAGTTGTGCAATTTACGAACGTCTGCCCCAAACCGTTGCCGACAACCGAGTTGTTGTGTGCGTAGATCCCTTTGTTCCAATCGACGAAGGTTATATTGCCGGCAGAGGTGTAAATTGCTGCACTATAATTCGCCTCAAGCCCGGTATCTGTGCCAGCGTTTCCTGCGATGACGCACATCGCGTTTTCGCCAGAGCTAGCCAATTCTAACGCTGCTTGGTATTGTCCCAGGATACCAATGCCATCTGCACGTACCCATGTGCCTCTGATATTCATGCTTCCGCCACTTTGGAATATGCCATTGTCTGTAGTGCTTCCGTCGATCAAACCAGCAGTCACCCTCCAATTGAATCCGTAATAGTTGAGAATCTGCCATCCAGTCGCACCAGTGATGTACAAGCCAGTGAGTTTTACATTATCGATTCGAGATGCTGTAAAACAACCACTTACAGCCGCATTCCCATCGATCTTAGTCGCTGATAATACATAAACGCTTGTTGCGTCTGGATTTGTGGTCCAATTCACGCTTACGGTCAATTTTGTTGCTGTCGTATCTGAGATCGTGCGAACTTGCCCCGCACCTGTCCCTTTAATGATGGCAACCCATCCGCCGTTCCATTCATCTACATCCCAGGATTTAGAAGTATCATCTAGTTCGTTATTCCCACCGCCGGCGTCAGCCGTCCCACGATCATAGAGAAGGTTGTCTGAAGTGTCTTTAGCGGTGAAGGTAAGCGATCCAAAGATCGCCAATCCCGCTAGATCAATCGCGCTAGTCAAAGTAAATGTTCCCGCACCAATAGCAATCGCACAGTCATGAGCGATATAAGGATAACATTTAAGATAGTGGGCAACGGCTTTGTTCACTGTAAGATAAGGATTACCGCTTGATCCATCGCCGGTCGAGTCATTTCCACCTGTATCGACGTAGATCGTAATGGCCTCAGACGTTTTCATGGGAACGCCAGCAGAACCGAGGTTAGAAAACTTGACAGACTTCTTGTTGTTTGAGTCCTCTGAATCTTCGATCAGGAATTCATCAGCGCCAACAGGAGATGTCTTCTCGGTTATCGCAACGATCTCTCCAGCAGTGTCATCATGAATAGCGGTTGTATCAGAGCCAGCGCCAGCGGCTGACCAGTCAACCCATGATCCATCATAGTAACCTTGGATAGTAGATGTTGTTTTATTATAAATTAATGTTCCATCAATTGCTGGTAATGCGTCTCTCTGAGTAGTAGTTACGGAACCCAAACGTAAATAAGAATTATTGCCGCCTTTAATGGTGATGTAGTCTACATTCCAGAGACCCATCGGGTGTTCCATGAACATATTATTTATCCTTTATTCTATTATATGGCCTATTATTACTGTTCTTAGGATAATAAAGACAGCCATCGCCAATATACCATTGTCTCATAATAATCGGATTAAACACTAAACTCTCTTGGACTATTTTTATTTCATTTACCACTCGTGCCGGATAAAGAACTCAGGCTGGAATACATAATGCCCCGGATGATTCGTTCTTATCTGATTGAATACCGCTACGCCGATCCACCATTCATTACCGACCATAAGTTGTAGTTGTGGTCTGAATTCGAGAATGTAGAACGGCAAGTCTCTTAATGGCCGTGGCTCGATGAATGTAAACTGTCCTACTTCCCACATTAAGGAGAACTCTATGCCATCGCAAATCTTTTCATGAAATCCTCGGACACCAAAGTATGGCACACGCTCATCCGGTTGAATGAATGCAGTAAAACTGCTTGCTGAGGCTCCGATACCAAACAATACCAACATTGCTGCTATTAGAATCATCCTTTTCATTCTATATCTCCTTGAAATTCACTGATTATGCGAAGTATCCGAGAATATTAACATAGCACGAATTATTTACATCTGAATCCCAATCATAACGGCCAGTAGTCCCTGTCAGAACCCACACCCACTGAACCTCTTGTATATCATCAACTCGTGTCCCGAAAGCGCCCGGCCAATCATGACAATTAGGATCTTGTTCCCCGCTCTCATCTGATGGCCTGAAGCGAACGTTCATAGAACCTGATCCATTATTCTCAATTCTCAATAACAATAAGGCCCGACGACTACCAACTTGTTCGGAGGCGTCTACTTCTTCCCATGATGTAGGTGCGTTTCCATTATATATCCGATAATTGATATATTTGAACGTGCCTATCACGGCATCTTCGTTATTGATTCCAGGCTCTAAGTAGATATCGTCGCCACTTGATATTGTTAGAATTGAGTTGTATCCGTTATTTGTCAGAACTACTCCTGTCTCATCAAGGGTTAAGCTTGCTCGTCCAGTACCTTCTGACAGATACAAATTACCGGCGTTAATGAGAATGTGAGGAGATGCTACATTCTTTGTGTTCGAGAAATACAGGCCATTGATTCCTTTGCACGCTTGCCGTGTTCCGACCGCCGAAAAGTCAACATCCCCATCAATGTAAATCTCATTCGTCCTCACTGCATTCGCTGCAATTTGACCATAAGTCACATTCACGCCACTCACATAACCCCACGGGACACTTGATCCAGACACATTCGCAATGATCTTGCCACGCACGGTTACGTCATTGAACTCGGCATCGCCGTCTCCGTCGATTTTGAATCCTGCCGACCCCGCCGAGTAATTAGACGATTTGAGATAGCCTGATCCCCCAATCGTCAGGCTAGCCGTATTCGTTGCAGCGGTGATCTTGTCAAAAGACAGGTCCTTGATCTTTGCACTTGTTACTGCAAGATTGTCAATCTGTGCTGTCCCCACAACATTGAGAACAGCAAGAGCCCCAGCATCAGACAGATTCGCAATTCCTGAACCACTGGAGATTGTGACTGCGCCAGTGATCGTTGCGCTCGTCGCCACCAAAGCCCCCGCTGCGCTGACAGTAAATACATTATTGCCAATTCCAATTCCGTCTGTGCCAATATGAATACCGGCATTTGTATCATTATAAGCTGTCTTTGATCCTGTGTAGAGATGAGTGGCTAGCGTGAATCCGCCAATAGCTCCTGATGTTGCTGTGATTGCGCCAGAGAGAGTTGCGCTTGTCGCTATAAGGTTTCCCTCATCGTCAAGTTCGGTATTAGCCGCCTTCCATGTTATCTTTGTTCCATCATATTTAAAGAAGGCGTCTGCTCCATCGCCTATATATCCACGGGGATTTCCGCCATTATATTCAAATTGGCATCCATCGCTTTGCCATCCAGGCACTCCGATATGAAGATAACTTGATGCGTAGAAGTGATCACCCCTAACTTCTCCTGTCGAAACGACTCTGCTCGCTATTACGGTTCCATCGAAGTTTGAATTGTCGGTTTCATTCGGTTGATATCCAGCTCCGGAATTATTGCTGACTGTTCCAGATGTGACAGTGCCATCTTCTCCAAGAACAACTAACCCATATTCATATAACCATTCGGTGTTAAGTCCCTTATGAATAAAACTGCCGCCAGAGCCAGTATAAATAAGATCTCCATCAGCAACAGGATCTCCAGTAAGAGCTCCTGATCCAGCCCCACCATCATTGTTGGCGTATAACTTCCAACCAGCCCATCTTTCCCAAGTAGGTTTCGGCACATTGAAGATGATCCCAATATTGCCATAACCAGTAAGAATGCTATCGAAGTTATCTGTATAGTCATCAATCGATACAGGCACCCCAGAGGCCACGATTGGGGTTGCATTGACCTCATTGGACCCAGCTGACTCATTACCCCACTTGTCTACACAAGTTGCTTTAAAATAGTGCTGAGCCGATGTGGGGTGGGTTTTCTTAGTAGCGGAGATAGAATAAACACCGGCATATGTCGCGTTGTTAGTTACATCAATGGCATCTGTTGTGTCATAATAGATATTATATTCTAAGATATCGGTAATCGCAGTGCCGTCAGTATTCGTAGTCGGGGCAGTTATTGTAAGATCAATAGCTTGGTCGGCAGCAGTAGCAGCAAGAGTTGGCGGTGATGGAATGGTGGGATCAGTTGCAATAGTAAGAATTTGCTGGGCAGACCAATCAGTAAATCCAGTATGCTCAATTCTCACAACTTCATTTGCTTTAGTAAATAACGCTCTGTCGGTCATTCTACCCCGCAGTCTGTTTTACGGACTCTATCGAGATGTTGGTTATAGCATAAGAACTATCTAAGTTTTCCAGCTTTACTTTGCATCCCTTTGGGGATACGTTGAGTGGCGGAGATGTTCTAACCTCAGGATTCCCTGCATCGTTCACATCTATTTGCCAATACCAGTCATCCCAGGCTACTGTATCTATTGTAGACCCATCATAATTCGGCCACAATGTTAATCTAGCGCCATCAGTTGCAGATGCATCGAATGTTAACGTAACTGTAACAACCCAAGACATTGCTTTAGTTAAATCAACATTACTGCTAGCAACAGTCGTGGCCGACGCAGCAAGACTTGCATCTGTTAATATATTTTCTCCTGATGCTTTAAGTAATGCCATATTATCTCTCTTCTCCTTTGAGTCTGAATCTGTGTAAATATACCAATGTTTTTCCCGGTGGCAATCCCATTATTGTTAGATCTGGCGATGTTGTTATCTCTTTTCTCCAACGATCTTCCCCTCTAATTGCATACATCCATTCAATCAGATCATATTGGATATTAGGCGGCACCGGAATGGTTAGTACGGTTTCTGTATTAGCGTTACCTTGCTCGTCTACGCCCCATTCGCTCCTGCCGGTTCCATCAACGATGTCCGGTGGTAATTCATATTGATGGCCACTTTCTCCAGTCATTGACAAGAATCCAATACGAGAACCAGTAATGCGATCTCTAATACCAGTTACAGTCATTGAAAAGCCTTGCCGAGTAGTCGTTCCACCGCCACACTTTATGTTGAATTGGATATCAGTAACGCCCATCTTATCAGTGCCGGTAAACATCTGGGCATTAACCATTCCTAATAAATCATTAGGCTCAATATGATAAGCTAGTTGAGTCGTGAATTTATCTGTGCCGGGAACATCTTTTAAGGCATTTAAAGCAACCCCGGCTAAATCCCAAGCTTCTTCATAGGTATCAATAAATGGGACATCTGATTGGCCAATTTGCATATCTCTAATTCCATAAAGATCTATTGAGGCTCTGTCGTCTCGATGGATTGTCATCTCTTCTTTGGTGTCTCTGTCTACATATTTAACATACACAGAGTTTCTTATCGTATCGTCAGAAATAGTGATCGATTCATTGGCAATTTCGTCAGTCCCAGCGTCGAATGTATCATCTGCAGACGTATTAGATTGATCAATTTCGAGCAAACAAAGATGAAATCCCTCACCAGAAGTTGTAATAATATTGCCTTCACTATCTTTAGTTGAGGTATCTCCATCTGGAAGATAACGATATCTCAATTCAAATCCCATGTCATCATTAGCAGCACAGGCTATAACTTTATTGATAGCATCCCAACAAGACATATTGCCGATTTTCATCGGGTAGACAACAAGATTACAATTAGTATATGCAGATGAATCTACATGAAGTTTCTTATAATCAGGAGATGATGTATCTGTTGTAAAGCAATCATTTAGGATGCTCTGAATAATAGCAACAGCGGCAGTCCCATCCTCATCTCCGTAGACGTATTCTCCAATTATGAAATGTTGTTGAAGTCTTTTAGCTTGATCTCTAAATTGTACAGTTAGAGAGCGATTATTTGGCGCATAACTTGGAGTTATTTCATCTCCAAGAACACCGTGAAAAACCAGTTTGAGATTGTCGGCGGCATCTGAGCCTAGTGTATCAACACCAACATAAATCTTGATATCGCTATTTGGCCAAAGTAACGGACTATAAGCAGTATCTACGGTATTGTATGTAGAACCTTCAACCAGTGGATTAAGGGCAGATGTAGTGGCATAGACCGTATATTCGTCCTTGAAAGTAACGCTACCATCAGCAACTCGATGGTCGGCAGATAGATTCCATGTAGCACTTAGAACACGAGAAGATACATTAGTTGTATTCCCAGCCTTGATAATCTCTATCTTGGCAGCTTCAGATCTTTGTGGGGTATGTAGAAGTGTGAGTTCTCCACCTGTGGTTGCTCTCATTTATGCCTTGCCTTCTGCGGCTAATGTCCCATATCTATTTCCGCTTGCTCTACGATTAGCTTTCCACGTCATGCTATTGAATTCACGCTTGAAAGATTCTGGGTCGGTTACGTTGGGGAGGATGAAGGTGTTGCCAGTTACGTAGGTATCTCTGCTACCGTAACTTTGCTGTTGCGCCGGGGTTAAAACTTGTTCTCCGGGCATGGCTCTAATGAGAACTTCTTGCCCTGGTATACCTTGTACTATTCCGCCGTTATGAAAAACCCCAAGCCTATCTAATATATAAGTTAGTAATGCGCCGCCCGCTGCACCGGCTAGTGCTCCTACAGGAACACGAACTGGCCCAATAAGACCTGCTGCCAATGCGCCAACAAGCGCTCCAGTTGATATTGCAAGGGCATATATGATGCCTTTCTTCATCCCATCAATAGCTTTGGTAATATTATCGATTGCATTTGTGACTGAAGTAAAATCAAGCATTTGCCCAATAGCATTAATCCATCTATTAATTTCAGCTTTTAATTGTTCCCACGTTGGCAGATTATTGATTAGCCAGTTTCTGGCAACATAGATTGCTTCTATTATTTTGTCAAGCCAACCAAGAAGATTTGTAATCCATCCAGGGCCTTCTCTTATAATCCAGTCTATTCCAGCCTGAATTTTTAAGATCATATTGTCTAGCGTGAGGCCATTGCGCTCTAAGAAATCACCTATGCTGCGCAGAATAGAATCAGCCGCGCCCATAATTGCTGGGAGCCTTCCAGTTATCCAAGACCAAAGATCGCTAGCTTTATCGCGTACTGCAGTTAGAATGTCCGTCCAGCTTGAAATCCCGAATCCTTCAAGGAGATTGATGATTGCCTCTCCGAGTGCTTCTCCGAATGGTGCGGCCCATGCTGGAATTTTTACTTCTTTATCTTCGCCAATAACTCTTTGCCCTTCTGCCGCAACATCCCAAGCCGCCCTAAGAGTTTTAAAGCCTGCTGGAATATTAAGAGATCCCATAGCTCCTTGTTCGCTATCAGCTCCTGGCATTCCAAGGATTTCACGAACATAACGAATTGCTGCAACCAATGGCCACAAGAACTCTCCGAGTAAATTTGAAATAGATTTCCAAACATTGCTAGATTCTTTTTGCAATTCACCGTAGGCATCGCTTTGGCTAATAAGGTTTTTAAATGCAGATACTACGCCATCGATAACATTGATTAACATAGTCAGTCCGGCACTTATTAAATCTTGTCCTTCTTTGCCGATCATCTGGATTGCGCCAACAAATGAATTTAAAATTGTTTTGGCCAAAGTGCCAAAGAATCCAGACCCAAAAAGACCTCCTAATAAGTCTGCCGCAGATTTGAATGCTTGGATATAGACATTGAGAATTTCTTTTAATTCGGTAAGGCGTTCTTCTAGGGCAGTAGTGATGGTGTTAATGATTGTAACTAATAAAGAAAGCCCTGCATTTAACATGTCTCCGGATGCTGCATAGTTTGCTGCTTTAGCTAATCCGGCGACAAGATTTTTGATTCCTTCTGGGAGTATTTCAAATAGAGCAGTTGATAGTTCTTGAATATTTTCTGGTGCGAATTTAAGGAAGAATCCTTTAATTTTTGCCGCAACTTCAGTATCAAATAAACTAAGTATCTTATTGCCTAAATTCTTAAACTCGAAATTTTCAATCCAATCTTTCCAATTAATATCTCGTGGTGTTATCCCTTCTGCGGCAGCTCTCAAATTGATTAATGTTACTTCTGCTTCTTCAGTGGCCATTCCAAAGAACTTAAGATCTTCTATCAACTGCTCTTGTTCTGAGATGAGTTCTCTGGCTAGTTCGGCGCGAGTCTCTAAATTAAGACCATCTATTCCTTCGCGCAATTGATCCATTGAATAGATGACAGTTGGAGAGAAGAATTCTTCTAGTTGTTTGGCGACCGTTTCAGACACATAGCCGAGATCAACCATTTGAGTAACGGCAGACATTAAATCGCCCCGCATTCCAGAGATCAATCCAAGAACTTCAGATGCGTCTATTTCTAAGCCAGCACCAGCGGCTATTAGCTCGTCTTTCCTGGCTGCAATAACGTTGATGGCTTCAGCAGCACCCATCCAATCTCCACCAGTAATGGCATCGAGGATTGGATCTGCGAATTGCTGGCGGAAAGCTTCTTGGGCCAGAGATAACGCTTTGGCTGCTTCTGTAGCGGCTTCTCTAGATGCCTTATCAGCAGCGGCTTTTGCTTTATCTAGTTCTGCTTGAATCTCTTCCGGCGTCTTGCCGATCATAGTTGCAAGTTTAGCTAATTCTGCTTCTATACCGCTGGCTGCAACAAGATCACCAATTCGGTATGCCCCAGTTCTAGCGCCCTCAAGCACGGATCGGATAGACTCTACAGATTGACCAGCCAACAGCATATCTTGAATGCTTAATTCTCCGCTCCCTGCCTTTGCAATTATATCAGCAACGGCTTGAACCGCCTCTTCGGCAGTAGCATATTGAAGTCCTGCTATAAATTGCTGGAATGCAGAGTTTGCCTGGCTAAGTGCTGGAATGAGTTCAATGATAGTATCTATAAGATATTGGAATCCAACTTCAACGCCATCTACATTCTTTGTGAGGAGAATAGATGCACCAGTCAACATCTCGTATATCTTGATTAATGCATCAAGGGCTGTTGCTTGTTCGTATGATCCCTCTGCGGCATTGTTGAATGTGTCAATTAGATATTGGACTTGTATATCTAGTGACGGAACCGCTTCTTCAAAAAGAGTCTCTAGCCATGTAACTAACGCCTGCATTGCAGGAACAGCTTCATCTTGAGCCAAAGTGGCAACTTTAAGTGTTTCTGTCCATGTTTCTAATCCGGCTTCAAGTTCGCTATAAATTTGAGTTGCACGGTCAATCGTTGGAGATCCAGTTTGTAATTCTTCAATTAGTTTTTGATATTCGGTAGCGGCACGGGCTGTTTCACCGCTAAATGTTTTAAGCGGAGCCATCAATTTGCTGAACGGGATTTCTTCGGCCGGTGGGAAGGAAATCAATGAACCAATATCTGCAAGATGTTGAATTTCGTCTGAAATAGAGCCGAATGCTCCAGTAGCAGTTGTTTCAACTTCAGAAAACGATGCTTGTAAGTTATCTAATGAGTCAGAAAATCCTTCAACATAAGCAGATGTTTCTCCTAGGTCTCTTATGGCTGCTGCAAAATTACGTAGGCCAATATCAGTATATTCCTCAAGAATACGGAACCCGCTTAAACCGGCTTGATTAAATTCTTCACTGGTCTCATAGAATCTAAGCAAAGCTGTCCGCATATTTTCTATCGAATCTTCTGTCTTCGCAAAGTCAGGATCTAGAGCGGCCATCTGTCCGGCAAGCCCTTCAAACCCTTTCCCAGGCGCAATCAATTCTGGCAATAGGTCAATGTTTAATCTGATTATTCTTTCTGCTTGAGCTACGCTTTCTGCTTCTATTGCGGCTGCTTTTCTAATTTCATGAATAATATATATTGTGAATGCTGCAGTTGCCATAACTCCAAGGCCAATAACTCCGCCAGCAACAGCTCCAATGCCTAATATGCTCCCTAGGATTGCCCCTCCTATGGCAGCCCCAAATACACTTTCGAGCGAACTCTTTAGAGCAAGTTTGGCTTCATCTTCGCCAGATGTTTCAAGCACAAGCTTAAAGTCAATGAGTCCTTTAACTGTTGCCGCAACACCACCAATGCCGAGTGCGCCAAGACCGAACCCCGCGAGCATAGAACCAGCACCAAGCCCATATGCCATTGCCCCAATTTTAGCTCCAATATTGGCAGCCCCAGCAGCACCCGTCGTTAGAGTTGTTAGAAGCATTTTGTTCACTGCAATTAGTGCTTTATAGAGTCCCCAAAATGCAACAGTTAATATGCTAATGCCAGATACTATAGCAAGAAATATTCCTCCGCCCATTTCGTTAAATACACTCATTACATGTGCTAATAGTTGTGAAATAATACTTAAAACTGTTAACAATGCCTTCAATGCAGGTATAAAGACTCTGCCAATCGTAACGCCTGCGTCTTGTATGGATGTTTTCAGAACCCCAAGTTGATATGCCCATGATTCAGCCTGTTTGTTAAAGGCTTCTGTCGCTGTGCCTGCAGCGTTAGCCATTCGCGCGAGGTCTTTTCTGTATTCACCGGCAGCTGTGGTTGCAAGAGGAAGAACAGCAGTAACGGCACGAACGTTGGTGAACAAGTTCTCCATCTTCAGGGCATTCGCGTCCGCGTATTTTCCAATTGACTGAATAGCATTAGCGAATCCTAGCGCTTCAATGAGGGCGCGGCCAGAATCAAACCCTAGTCCTCTAATAACTTCTGCTAGTTCTGCGCCGGGTCTAAGTGTTTGCATGAGAGTTTGGCGCAAACTCGTGATCGCCCAGTCCGTGGCAATTCCTTGTCTTGTAAGGGTGGCAATAGCAGCAGTCATTTCTGATATTGCTGCTCCGGCTGGAGCCGCCACGCCCGCGAGGCGGCCAAATTGATGCGCCAGCTCAGACATAGTTGTATTGTGTGCTATTATATCAGAAGCAATGAAGTTCTGATATTCTGGCACAACTAAGTCATAGACATGCGCGGCATCAAGTTCTTCTATTTTTACTATTTTATCATATATATACTGCGATTCGATATCAATAGACTCAGAGAATATTCCAGGGCCTCTTCTTTTGCCATTAATAATCAAAGATATGCATTGCTGTGATAATCCATATTTTTTTGCAATTTCTTCTTGTGTGTAATCGCCAGAAGTATAGATTGCACAAATCTCTTGAACTACATCAGAAGATACTTTAGAATTTGCATGATCCCGTCTTTCTTCAAATGGCCTATTAGCGGCTTCTTTTGCAAACTCTCTATCTATTCCTATAAACTTTAGGAATCTTCGTATATCTTTACTTTTATTACATTCCCAAACCCAATATTTGTTATCGTTTTCTTTTATTAGACTGTTGATTATTTTTTCAGAATATTCTCTTTCTCTAACTCTGCCAACGATACCAAACTTAAGCATAAGATGATTAATTTGTCTTACAAGCGTTTCTGACTTTGACCCGTATCCTAATTTGTGGTTATATCCCCTGCCATTGTCTTCTCCTCTACATAGCCAACCATCCCCATTAAATAGCCAATGTAGAAGTTCCGCTACTGATTCTTTATCCCAAGTAAATACTTCTTCGGGAATGTGTTTATCTATCGAAACGTCGCGGTCTATTTTATGTTTGCGTAAAAAATTCATACATTTGTTCTTGTTTTTAGCGCCGTCCCCAACAATGCGTAAATGTGCGCAAGATTTGTTATTTACAACATTTATTGAGCATCCGAAATACTCAGCCCATTTTGATACTGCGCTATGATATTTTATAGATGACACTTCAGGCATTTTACTTTTTCCAGTTCCTTCGGCAATCCAGAATCCAAGGAACCCGGCTTCTTCTTTCGGCACATGTTTTATCCCAAAGAAAGGCAAATGTGTTGGTACGGCAATTTTGTCGCCAACAGAAAGCTTGCTTACTTTTTTCCATCCATCTTCTGTTAAATATGGATGAGTCCAGGTAGTTTTGATTTCTCGACCAAGGCGTGTTGTTAATTTTACAATTGGTTTTACACCCTGATCAACCCATTCAGCATTGACCGGAACAAACTTCTTTCCGTCGAATGCAACTACTTGTGCGCCGTCGCTGAGATTTTCTATCTTCTCTAGTCGCCCGTCACTCAAAAGTACAAGAGAACTACCTTCTAAGCACTTCCCATACTTGATCGTAGTGAAAAGCAAGTCATTTACATATGCTGTTTCAGCCGCTTCCATTCTCCAGGCATTGAGAACAGTCGTCATCATATCTGCTACATTGAATACATCAGAAAGTCCGGCGACAGCGCCCTTTATACTTTCTTCTAATATAAGAAAGGCATCTTTAGCATAAAACGTGGCGCTATAAATCTGGTACATGGCGCGAGATGCTTCAACGCCAGTAACATTGAATTGGCGAGCCAAATCTCTTATCTGACTGCCAAGAGCAACTAGCGCGCTCTTGTTCATATCCGTTAGAGTCCAGAGATTGTGTAATGCCTCTCCAAATTCTATGGCAGAGCGAGTGGCGTTACCAATTGCTTGCTTAAGTTCCTGGAATATTTTAACTAGACCTAAAATGGGCATTAATTGTTTAAATGTGCGCCACAAACCAGAGAAAGAAGTTGTTGCACTTCTTGCAGCTGCGGTTGCCGTTTTAACTTGTGCGCCCATACCAGCAAGGCCACCACGCAATTGATTTAACTGCGCAGTAGCCAGATTCTGTGCTCGAATTACAAGCAGTAGTTCTTGATTCATAATATGAGAGGATTAAGCGGGGATGGTGGATCTAGTCAGTATTACTCTTCTTCATCGGTATCTTTGGATGGTAAGCGAGGATGGGCACCCTTCATATGATCATACTTATAATCATCGTCAACATTTACAAGGCGGAGCCTGATCAAATGCGGAATGACGCCTTTTGCTGTAATTCTTTTGGTGATTGTTTCTGTCCTGTATTTAGGAACAAATACAGTTGTTCTCTCTCCGTCAATTAGCCTAGAGACATCTCGTTCTCCGTCTAAGATTGTTCCGACAATATTAACATCAATAAAGCCGCCATGACGATCCCGTGTGATTTTGCTCAACCGAGCTTTAATCAGGCCGTCAGGCAGCTCCTTCCAGACTCTTGCATGAATATTTCTGTGGGCATTAGAACTGTAGACTAAGTCATAAGTTCTCTTGATTTCTTTTGTATCTCCCCCATCACCGTTCTCTAAAATTTCTGAGATTTTCATTAACCCCTCTTTCCTTGCTTCATTTCTTGCTTCTTCTGTTTTCTCTCCGTCACTCTCGCTATCTCAGATTCAATGATCCCAATAGCCTCAATAACAATAGCTGGTTGATCGGCGAGGCCCCCTTCAAATAGAAGATGGCCCTCTTTGTAGGCAGAGTGCAGTCTGAGAAATAAGAAATGTTGAGGATCAATTATGTTAGCAGCACACCAAGGAAGAGAGTATTCGCCCCTATGGTTAGGGACGATTACTTCTCCTGTCCTTATTGTCCATGGCTTATTTTCAAGAATGCCTTCAAAAGAGATGGCAAAACCCTGATTATTAGGAAGCTTAGTATAACATGGTTTTGGACTTTTTGGATGAATACAGAATTTGTTGGCCGCGCAATAGGTTGAATGAAAGATAGAGTCGGATTCATATACGACATCTATCAATGTAATTAGTTTTTTATATCATCTTCTGATAAAATAGATCCTTTTTGAATCTCATTAGATATTTCAATTCTAACATTTTCTGGTAGCCACGATGCAAACCAAGCTTTCTTTTTTGATGCAGAACTAACATTTTTTGGGAATGGAACTTCTTCACCAGTATCTGCATCAATCAATCCAATAACATCTATTAAGCCCTCTTGAAGAATATCGAACTGCATAGCAGCGCCGCCAGCAGAAAGGACCATTTCCACGCTTGAGGACTTCATTGCCTCTTCCCATGCGCCATCAGAGCCACCAACTGCCCCAGCAGGCAATTTCATCGTTGGGGCCATTTGAGATTGTAGGCGTACTTGACAATCATAGCTTAGACCTTTAATCTTGAAAATTGTTCTCTCAGATTCAGGGAGATCCCTCTCATCTTTTAGCGTATATTCACGTTCGAGCATTCTATTCCGAACTTTCATATTATCCCCTCCTAAGGGTCTTTCTTATATCTTATAGACCAATCGTAGCTAAATTTATATCTGCGAATGTTCTCTATCTTTAGATAACATGGCGAGATATACTCGATGAAGTCTATTGTTCAATTAATAGTCGAGTGCATTACTATTAGGCTGCCGGAACATAATTCGTGAGACAGCTATCCGGATTTCTATCGACTGGCAATGATATTCGGGACTCTCACCACTGATTGACGCCTCGTAGCGGTCTTGCCCTATGATGTATTTCATACATGCCGCAGCTGTATATCTATATTATACTACATTAGATAGCAAATGTCAATAGCAGATAAACTTATAGGGACAAACCCCAGCCCGGATGGATGCTGGGGTTTGTTGTAAAAGTTGATATTTAGATACTTAAAATCAAGTCTATGTCGCGGAGAACTGAATAAATAGTTCATCGTCGGCAGTTGTTCTAATTGGGTGTCCCGTAATTTCATATGTTAATATCCCGTTATTTTCACCTTCCTGAATATTCTTGATGGCAATTTTTGGAATATTTATTGTAAAATCAACAGTAGAATTTGTTAATTCATATGAAATGCTAGACTGCGTTACCGCTTCAAACGGAGTCCAGTGATCAATATCTGTTGCAACTGTCATCATAGGATTCCATGAAACTTCTGGAGCCCTACCAGTAATTTGGACATCTGCTGCAGCATGTGTTTTAGATAAACAAGTTGGAACTGAAATAGTATTGTTTAAGCTAAAACTCATAGACTCAACACAAGGATACGAATCGCCCCACGTAAATGTGTTATTCATTGTAACAAGTGGAGCTCCGCCATCGTCGGTAACACTTGTTGGGAAAGTTGTATCCTCTGACTTGATATATTCACCAGTCAGATTAAATGTAATACTGGCAATCTGTCCTGCGACTAAATTAAAGACGGCATTCCCTTTGCAGCCATTGAGTTTAAACACAGTGTCTTCGTAAAAAGCCCAAATAGTACAGGCCGGAACAATCTGCTCTCCATCGACGATGCACTCAGTCCCGCTCACTGTGAGATTCTCATTGTCCTCGTAAGTATCATTACAAGTAATTGTCCACTCATCATTAAGTGTATGGCCTGTAGTGGCACCAAATGTAACCGTAACACCATCAGCAAGAGTTTGAGCAGCGCCAGTCATCGCAACGCCTTCTGTCCACGAACCACCATCTTGACGCCATTTGAATGTATCGGTAGTATCTGCAAGATCACAGTTAATCAAGAATGTAGTGTTGGCATTACCGGTATATGTCCCGCCCATAGTGAGATCGCTAAGGCCAGAGCCAGTAGTCTGATCAGCCGCGCCGGGTGTTCTAATAATGTCTGAGATATACAACCAGCCCGCAGCATCAACGCCCCACGTACCGGATGTAAGTGCAATAGAATGACAAATTCCAGACGCGCCAGAATCTTCTCCAACAACAGTGTCACCAACAGCAACAGTTCCAGAACCTTGGTCAAAGGGAACCTTAGTGCATTTCAAGGCAGGAATTGAGGCTGGATAATACTTCCCGTCAACAGCTGAATCGCCTTCCTTATCGTCAAAGCCACATGCCTGTAACAATGCATCACACGGAGGAACTGTCTGTGCAGAGTCATTGACTTGGATTTCATGGGTAAAAGAAATATCCATTGTCTTCAGCCCAAGAACACCGGGCCTTGGAGATAGCGATTCATCTTGTGCTTGTGGGGAAATATAACTGATGTTAGGAGTAATGCTTAAGTCGTGAACGGCGAGGAAATCGCCTGTAGTAGGAGTGGGATCAGTTCCCTGAACTGCTTCAATTTTAGTATAGATTAATTGATTCTGGGTTAGCATCGCCCCTCCTTACGCGAACGTTAGTGAGATTTCGTCATCGCCAGAGCTTCTAACACACTGGAATGGGATATCGTAAATGAGTACTCCGCTTTGATCGCCTGGAGTAATATTCATCAGCTCAATCGCTGGTAATGATACGGTAAGCGTGTCAGAAGCGGCATTACTAACAACATAGGTTAGTTCTTTCTGTGTAACCGCCTCAAGGATTGTCCAGTAGTCAGGCGTAGTTGAAGCCTTTACTAATTCAGGATTAAATGATCCAGTCGGATTCCTATCAGTAATAACAATTTCTTGAACACCATGAGCAACCGCATCATCCATATTTGGTTGTACAGCCAGCACATTGTTTAGACTAAATGACAAGCTTTCAACTACTGGATTTTTAGAATCATAGACGAATGATTGGTTCATCGCCACAACAGGCTCACTACCATTGTCAGTAACGCTTGTCGGGAATGTAGTGTCAATTGGCTTTGCATATCGTCCCTGCATTGTGAATGACACAACGACCGGCATACCGGCATTGAAGTTAAATACTGCATTACCACGACATCCGACAATCTTCCAAACGATATCTTCTTCATACACCCATATAGTGCAAGATTGGAAGCCAGTTGTTCGAGGTAGATAGACACCAGCACTTGCTTCATCTGTATATCCGCATGATAGAAGCAATGGCTCAATGGGTGGCTCCTCCTCGGTAGTCGGATTCATCTGAAGCTGATGATCGAATGTAATTGTGACTGACTTTTGTCCAAGCGTTCCAGCTCTTGGCGATAGTGATACATCGGTAGCTAGCGTTTCGTTATATGTAATATCCGGCGAGACCGAGATATTGTGACATGCAATGAAATCATTGCTCGTATCTGGGGTTGTAGACGCTGCATACGATGCCTCAATTTTAGCCAGGATCAGTTTATTTTTAACTAGCATCTGCGCCAGCCTCCTCAATCTTTTCTTTCTCTGGGGTTGGTGTTATCTTTTTCTCTTCTTTAGGTTTGGCCGCAGGCTTTCCTTTCGCTGGTTTCTTAGCTACAGCCTTCTTTCCAGTTGGTTTTTGGGAAACTGGTTTATGAGCGACAGGCTTCGTAACTGGTTTTGGCTGTTTGGAAGAATCTGCATTGTTTGAGTAAACCGGCATATCGTCCTCCTATAAGGTTTCCTTCTCAAGGACAGTTACGAACAGCCATACACTACTAACGAATCTTGTCTGTTCATCATTGCCAAGAGTTTTACTATATCTAATTTGGTCTAATTCTACTTGATAAATGGGGGGTGTTTGTTGCCCTTCCCATAATGTTTTTAGTGCCGCCTCTGCATATCTTGATCGTTGTCTTTGAAGTGTTTCACAAGCAGTTAACGCATCAGCCTTTGTCGATACTTGTTGCAGCATGAATACTATTCTTATCTTATGTTGCCAATAAGTAGTAAGACCACTTCCAAGCATATGATTCTGTGTAGATCCTTCTGGGAGCATAAGGCACACCGGGAACATATTTTGAGGAAGAATACAAGTCTTTGGATCATAATTTATAACATACTTATTTGGAGCGGTGAGGGTAATAGCCTCTCCGCCACTTGGTGATGCTAGCGCAGCTAAATTAGTAGCCATTCCCGCTGTAAGTAGATCGACTATTTTATCTTGTACTTCTTCAATCATTAGGTTGTTGCGCTCCCAAAAATATGAGTTGCTACCATCTCAGTCCATCTATCAATATCTTCATCAGTTGGATCAATTGTTTTCCTAGCTGGAACATCTACTGATCGTGCCCCTGTGTTACCGTAAGGATATTTTACAGAAAATCCTTCAAAATGGATGGCCCCTAATCTATAACCGCTCTCAGTAAGCAAACTTGAGCCGAATGCGGCTTCTTGTGGGCCCATTCTGGCAATATGTTCAGAACCACCAGTTAAAGAATCAAGCAAACCGCCCTCTAGGATCATTATATTCTCAGGGGCCCATGGATAATTTGCTTCACGCCAGTCAGCATAACTGTCTGTCCATCCATCCCATGAGCCATCCGCACCACTTGCCCCTTCTGATGCGAATAGCTCTAATTCTGTTTCAATAAAATCTTCGTGTATTCGTTCCCATGCTGGAGATAAATCTAAAATACGGGAAATCATCCCGTCAATGAAGCTAATTACTTTTTGAGCCCCGACGAGTTCGATTGTGAACATTCAATTACCATTCCTCGTCCATGGTGAACTCAGGCGAATAATAGTCATCGTGGCTATCTGTAATTCCAGCGGGCCAGACCATATTGGAATCAGAAGCGTAGAATGGAACGTCATTCGCAAGTGAGTTGGGATCTTCTTTAAGATTTTCTGCAAATTGCTGGAAGCGATCCCAATAATTTTGCTCCTTCTGTGGCTGTGCCCTAATAAGCCCTCCAGCAGCAGCTATAACGCGACTGCATACGCCCCATAAAGCCCACATACTGACGTTGTTATAAGCGTCCGGAGTGTCAGCAAGAGTAATTGAATCTGGATTAATTTTAAGTGAATGGAGGATTCCTTTTACAGCAGCCTCAATCTGAGTAATGAAAGTCAAAACCTCTGCTGTAGTTGGCTGAGTAGAAGTTGTTATAAGATAACTAAGTTCAGCCTCAACCATTTCTTCAGTTACAAATGCCATCACATCTCCTCATTAGTAATCATCTTCTATCTGCCGGATTTTCCAACAATTATACACCAAGGCTGATATTTGGATTAAGCTTATACAACAAAGTGCCTGAAACGCATTCCAGCAAGATCTATGATTTTGTCACTATTGCTTCCTGGTTTTATACTCGACAACTATTCCTCATCATCATCCTTGGACTGCTCGGCCTCCCACTCTTCGTCTTCCTTTATTTCTGCTTTTTCTGCTTCGGCGGCAAGAAAATCAATATCAAGTGGAGCGGGTCCGACAAATTCCTCATAGAGATTAATTTGCACTCCCATAAGCTCACCATCTCTCGCAAGTTTCTTGAGAGTTTTTGCAAATTGGCAAATCTTCATTTCTTTCTCCGAGAGAGGATTATCAATTGGCTCATCAACGCGCTGTAGCAAGTTTACTGCAGTCCCAGTACCTTCAATATACTTCCCTTCTTCATCAAATTCAGGATCAATAACCTGCCTCCATTGAAGTCCGCTTTGAGTAATCTGGAGACCGTATTTGATAATTTCGTCAGTAGTAAATTCTAACTTAGTTCGGCAATCTTCCCAAACCTTATTTTGTGCCCAATTGCCCTTCGCCGGGATCATGGAAAGCAGAATGAATCTATCTATGAGATGAAGTTTTTCTAACATATTATATTCCCCCTCCTATTGGGTGAACGCTATTGGTGAAACTAAATTTTTGTTATACTGATTATACACAAAATTGGTGCTGCGGTCCAGCTATTTATTCCTATGCCGATTGAACAAAACCACTATTACCGACAGGGCTCCAGTAACAGTGCCAGTGAATTTTGCCGTCTTTTATGCCAGCACTATCGTCGCTTAATAATCTAATATATGTATCTGTCCCTGCCTCTGGCACAATAATAGAAGCAACCTCAGGTTCTTTATAGCTTGTATTCTCGATGACTTGTGGAGTTGCGGAGGTTCGAGCGACCATAGCATCACTGGCGTCTGATACCTTTCCGATAAATGAACCGGCTGGAAGAGAATTAAGAGAAACGGTTGTTGTAAGATTGGTTGTATTCCCACCAGCCACTACTTCCAGTTTGCAATTTCCAAGTTCTGCGTTCAATGCCTCCGTAACATGCCCGAAAATACGATCAATCTTAACAATATCTGTTACTTTAAAAAGATTGAATGCAGTACTATTATCAGTAAACTCAATATCTTTATACACTATGTTATCGTATGTATAATTACTCCATACGAAAGAATCATCCGCATCAATTTTTGCACCATCGCCGCCGCCACTTACACAGTCAATGGCCGTGCCATTCGTGCATCCGGCATCAATAACATAGCCACCGCTTGCATGGCCTTGGCTTGAACACTTTCTAAATCGTGTCTTATCAGCATTATTCGTTACCCAATATCCGATGCTTGTATCAGCGGGTGTACCACCAGTGCAGCACTTTTCCAGCTTAACCGTATCGGCTTGAATCTTAAATGCAGCAACAAGCGGATCGCTAGATCGACAATCAATTAGCACTGACCCTGCGCCAGTGATATCGAATCCCAGGTTGGCGCTGTGCCCACAGGGCACACGGCAATTCCGAATATAAGCCCAAGTGCCAGAGATTACCGCGCCCGTTCCAGTAGATATTGGGTTAAGGCGCAATGCTCCGCCCTGACTACGAACAATACAGTAATCACCTGAGACTGTAAGTGGTGTTCCCGAATCACCAGCAATGATTACGCCTGGTTCGCATATCAATGCCATCGAATCTTTACTCATTACTACATTCTCAGTATACGTCCCGGCTTTGACTAGAATCGTGTCTCCAGCAGCCGCCGTAGTAATTGCAGCTCCTATTGATTTCTTCGCAGTCGCAGGAGTTAGCCCATCACCGGTATCATCAGATTGTGCCGCATCAACGCAGTATGTTACGCCATTAGAAATTATAGCATGTTCTCGTTCTATTTCAGATATAGATTCTATCACATCTGATATAGCTTCGAGTGAATCAGTTGTTGTATTATAGTTAGATACATCTCCACCAATAGCTAGAAGTTGAGCCAATACAGATTCATCAATAACTTGCAATAAAGATGTATCGGCATCCTGCATTAAATATTGAAGATTTGCATTTCTTTTGCCTTGCATATTTTCCTAGAACGGCGTTAGATAGGCATAAACAGTGATTGTTTCACCATTAGGTGTTGCAGCCTGTTTACAGCGAATGAGATAAAATGGGAATCCATCATCGGTCGTATCATATTTATTGCTAGTGGCTGTTGCTGTAATAGAGGTCCCTATAAGAAATACTCCCGTATCTCCAACTGCCGCTGTTGCTGATGGGCTACCATACAGCGTGATTACAACGTCTTTATTGGAAGCATTGAACGCGCCATAGGTTAACTTAGGTTTACCCCTAGCATCAACAACCATTGTATGATAATCGGTGTCATCGGCAGCATATGTTCCCGTAATATATGCTGGAATCTGTACTTGTTGCGCAGTAATAGTGCTTTCGGCTACGCTCCCAATAATTGCTGTGTCTGCCATAAGACACTCTCCTATTAAAAGAGGGCGGGGTGATTAAACCCCGCCCATTAATCATTAATTAAGGTAAGTTGCTTCAAATTCAGCGTAGATTACTGGGTTTACAGTAGAGCCACCATCGTCAGTGATACAAATTCCAATAACGTCATCTGCGGCAACAGCCAGAGGAGTACTCGGAGTGAATGTATCGTTATACTGAGAAGCTGTCCATGTAAACTCTTCTGTAAAGACACCAGTAGTGAAGTTTCCGACTACAAATTGAATGGCTTGGTCATGAACTGTGTCGCCCATGTCTGTCATTCGGATTTTTCCAATTGTCGCTTTGAACGGAGCACTAAACGAATCAGAGCCAGCAACAATGATAAATGGCTCATCCTTAGCAACAGAATCAATCAATGGGGTTTGGGTAAGCTGCGCGCCTGTGAGTACATACTGCACCCAATACGCTTCTTGCCCATCATATGTCGCCATAACCCAGTCAGAGGGTGGTGCAAAACTAATCGTTCCAACTCTTGTCAAGGACTGTAAACCATCTTGCGCTACCGAATCAGTATTATCAAAAATCGTTGTTATGTCAGACCACGTATCGGCCCCAGTGCTATATTGCCACTTTCCACCATCGCCACCCCATGTTGCTAAGGCACCTGCGCCAGAAGCGAGGTCATTGAAACCGAATTCACAGAATTTGCTATCGAATCCGATTGCAAATGCGTCTCCGGCCTCCTCTGCGTCTGCATCTGGAAGCAACTGATAGTTGTTCGTCCAATCAACGCCACCAGAAAGGAGAGCTGATGTACTAAGATCATCCCATGTAGTCGATGTCAAATCGTATACCTTCACGTATACGGTCCCACCGCCATCATTATATTGATTTGTTGTGCTATCAGGAACGCCACCAGCCATACCACCAGAGTTAGTAAACAGGCCATCAGTATCTTCACCGGCAAGACCAACGGCAAAACTCCACCAAGTCTTGTAAGAATCGGTCATTAGAAAGTCTGCGCTTGCACCAGCATCAGGAATGGTATACGTTCTCGCGCCACTCTGAGTGGCGACGTTAATGTTAGTAATCGTATCGCCACTATTATCTTCCATAGTTAACGTGGTTGTACCACTATTAGTTGTAGCTGGATATAATTCAAGCGTTCCTGCTGTAGCATCAAGTCCAACAGAGAGCGTTCCAGAACAACCAAGTGTTCCAGTAATAGCAGTATCACCAACAAAACTAAATCCGCCTGTAGTGGTCCAGGTGACTGCTTTACCTGATCCTGCATGAGTAATTGCAACCGCGCCAGTTGTATCTGTAACGGCAATCTTCATATATGCGCCAGAATCAAAACCGATTTGGGTGGCAGCACCATAAATTGTTGCCAATGTAGAAGCAGCGATATTAGTTGTCGCGGCAGTGATGCCCATTGTAGAACAACCACCACCAACTGTTAGGCTGGCAACATCGTCACTGCTGAAACTTAAAGCAGCGTAACTGTCTTGATCTGCATCTTCAATTGCTAGCGTGGGCTGCGTTGTTCCATTCAGATATCCGTAATCTGATCCAGCAGTAGCGAGCAACATAACTGGGACATCAGTTGCACCGCCAGTTGGGAAATCTACTAAAAGCAGATTGGCATTCGGATCTGAAGAATCCCATTCAAGTTTTGCCACGCCACCAAATTGAACGGGAGCATCATCTCTTAATTGAACTGGTTGATATTTTGCGCTTGCGCGTCGTCTTCCTCTAGCCATTATTACCTCCTTAGAGGTCTTCCATTGCCGCCACGCTATGTGATGACAGGGTTTTGCTGGCCGGGGCTCTGCGGGGGAGTACAGTAGACCCCGGCCCTTCCTTTACTCGGCCCATTCATGGGCGAGCAGGGTGATACGTTTCCAAGCTAGAATACTGGATGCCCATTTCAGGTAAGCCCCGTAGTTAAAATGACGTTATTACGCTTTGCGCCTGAGTTTCTTGCTGGAATACAAAGCCTTCTTAGTTACCTGAAAATTGTAATTCTTGATACATTAGCTAATTTTGCCAATTTATGAGAATTTAATTCGTCCTCTAGATATCTCGTATGCAACCATTCTTCATTCATTATTCCTCCTGTGGGATATACAGGGGGTGCCACTGGAGGGTATCACCCCCTGCTATCTATTGCATTCTGGGAAGCTATCCCAGAATATATTTAGATCTAACTAACTATTGTTTCAAATCTATAACCAAGATTACTCGCGCAGACCTTCATATCCTGCATGACCGTAGCCGCATAGAAGGTAGTCTTCCTATCAGCTGGTCGCCATGTCCAGATTTTCAAGCCTTCGGACTGGAATATGTATCCCGCACTAGCAGAGTAGGGATCTGGAGTTGGAGAACCATCAACGTAAAGAAGAACTGCATCAGCTCCCCAAACGTTACTGTAGGACGCCGTTTGGCCCTCATTCGCTGTATTCTTAATTGTTTTGCCAACAAGAATCTTGGGAAGATCGAATGCGTCTTGCGCATCAGAAATTTTCACGCTCGCGCGCTCATTAGATCCCAAGAAGTCCAGCATAGTGGGGTTATTGCGAAGTTCCTTCCATACTTGGTTGCCCAGCACAAGCACATTTGGCGTCATGCCAGTAGCAGATTCAATAGTATAGCCAGCGTCGATAATGTCTTGAATGGGGTTACTGTTCGTTTTATCTGACCAATCAATAGCAGTCGTATCGTTAGTTCCCCAAGAATCTGCGAACACTACAGACGCAGTATCAATCTCTCGTTTTAGCTCAACACGTTTAGCGCAGAATTGAGCCTTAGTCAATTTGAGTGCTTTCTTAAATGCACCAGTCGCGTTATTATAAGTTCGGTCAGGAAGCTCAGTAGCTTGACCGATCTCTTCAGTAGACCATGTATCACTCGAAATACGATACCCGTCAACTGGATAATTACCACCGGGCGGAATAACCGCAGCAGTGTCGCGGAACTGGTCATCTTGATCGAAGATAGCATATTTACCTGATTCCACGCCAAAAGTATTAACAATCGGGAGGATTTGGTCGTAGATAGCGTCTGGATTTTTATAACCAATAACTAGATTGGTTAGCAATCCATCTACATGAACATCATTATGGGTTGGGAGCATTCTATATCACCTTTCCTTAGCCTGCGATCATTTGCATAGGAGTAATGAGAACTTGAATAATATCTCCAGCCGCAGTACTGGCCTCAAGCGCAATTGCTCCATAAGTTTTTGTATCGGTCGTTGTAACAACGCCTTTACCCTCTGAGTCAGAAGTCAGTCTATCGCCAGCGGCAATCGCGCCTGCGTTGCCGTCAACGACCAATTTTGAGATCCCACCATAACCGAGCAAGGCTCCCTTGCCAGCGGTATCAGGATCATCTTGCAAAATACCAATAATATCAGAAGTGTCTCCTGTGGCATGCAAGAGTTGACTATCAGTATCTGAATACATAAAACAATATTGATGAGAACTCAAGTCTTCGCCCGCTTCGCGGCTTACTGTTCGTAGATCAAGAGATCCAGCCATTGTTATTCACCTTTCCCTAACGCAATTACTTTTGTGTAAGCTTCTGCAAGTCCAATACCATCTTTAGCCGCAAGAGTCTTCGCGGCCTTCAGATCTGCATCGTCCTCATCATCTGCTGAATTATCAGAATCGCTTCCGATTTCATTACCAAGATCAACTACAACTTCACCCTCACTAAGTAAATTCTTAACTTCGTCGGGGGCTTTGTCATATAGATCCTCAAACTTCGTTTTATCGGCTGGGCGCAGCTTGCCATCTCGAATCATCTGGCTTAGGAATCTATCGCGCTCTGCAAGCCGATTAACCTCTTCTAACTTAACAACGCGATCTGCGAGTGTTTCTTTCTCGTCTTCAAGCGCCTTCTTTTCTTCTTCGAGCTTCTTGGCTTTCGCTTGCTCCTCTTCGAGCTTCTTAGCAGTCGCTAATTTCTCTTCAAGGACCTTGCTATCTTCCTCGCCAGCCTCTTCAAGCTTCTTCTCGCTCTCTTCAGCCGCAGTGCTCAATGTTGCAATGTGAGCTTTAAGAGCCTCCATCACATCGGTATCCTCTTCGAGCTTGACTCCTAGTTCTACTAGCAGTTCCCGAATCTGATCCATTTCTTCCACCTCACTTAATTTATTTGCTTCGTTGCCTTCATCGGTCTCCATAGCGCTGACCGTTTCAGCTCCTAGTGTTTCTTTTCCCATGGCATTAAGTACCGCCGAAACAATTTTATGAACTAATGATTGTGTTTCCTCTGCTTTGATTACCATTTTTCCATACGAAGGATGAAAATAATCTCCTTCTCTTAAAATTTCAATTCTAGATGGGGGATTGCCGTCTTCATCGAGTTCAACAGCGGTCATTCCCTTAACAAATGGTCTGTTGGTTAATGTAGCGGCAATTAGAACGTTCTTAGTCACTTTGCCGTTCTCGCCATTAACATCATCACCAAATTCGGAGGAAATATATTTGTAAACTTCATTTGCAATGAGATTTATTCCGGTTTTATTCCATTTAACCATAGCCCATAGGGCTTGTTTACCGGGTTGTGTAGACGATGGGCCAAGCTCAAGTCCTTCAATCCATGCGACAGCCCCGCGATCAGGTTCATGGGCAATATCTATAGCCACTTTGACCCCGCGCACACCGTCATTGAAATTTTTGACGATTTCACTTAGCCTTGTGACTTCGGCTAAGAGAGTGTTGCTGCCTTTATTTTCTTCTGCCATAGAACTCTCCTTTACTTTAGACAACGCAGTGGCTATTGCGATGCCAGCACATTCTGATTCACTTTTCCCACCTTTAGCGATACATGATTTTAATATATTATTAGCTATTGAAATAGCCTTATTTCTCTGCTTTACAGTCAAAGATTTAAATGAATTCGGATATGAATCTGCGCTCCAGGGCATATAGCACTCCTAATGCTTGACTTTTGTTGTTGTTTTTGCTATACTAATGGCTAAAAGGGAGGAACAATGATCGGGAAATATACAATTATCTGTCTCGGAACAGTAATGGTTATCGGCGGAATCCTCGGATGGCGCCTTGGATTTGTTGGAATACCAATTAGTTTTCTCGTGGGGGCAATTGCCGGTTGGGTGGGCTACACGCTAGATAATCGATAGCATATAAGTGTTGACTTTTACTGTGGCATTTGTTATACTAATGACCAAATAATGAGGTGGCTATAAAAGTGCTACAATCTGTTCCAAGGCGACGGTCTTGTTTCGGGAGTGACACACTACGCTGAATCGCCGCAGATAGGGCCGACGCCGTGCGAGAAGCAACAAATATCGCTGGCATCAGAGAGGTACAACGACTAGGAGGGCGAGATGAGTGTTACTAAACGACCGAAGCGCGTTGACATTGTTGATCATGAGGTCATAGAATCCTATCCATCATATGTTTGTCCATCTTGTCACACTGAATATGTTGGTTCGGGTCCTGGGAAACGAACCATACGTTTTCGATGCCTGTGCGGTCAAGAGTTGATTGTCAACAAGAGAACGATTAGGTGGGATGATGATCAATTCGATTGGGCCGCACCTAGAGCGGCGAGTGAGCGGGCTTGAGAAAGGGAGGAACGATGAGTCACACGAATGAGCTAGACAACGGCGTAGTAGTTATTGCGAATGGCGAGGATTTATCAGGCGACGTGACGTTCGTTCTGACAGATGGGCGCAGAATGGAGACAACATGGGACAGACTATTTTCCCTGGAAGCGGAGTTGAGTGATTGGGAAGAACGCGAAGCTGCTTGCTGTCCAGAAGATTATGGATTTGACGAGGTAATCGCAACACAAACAAAGCACATCGATGCCCT